GTACATAAAGAAAGATGAACTCCAGTATCATAACCACCTAGAAGTTATCTTGAATAGAGTTTTTAGCATGACTAGGGAAGCAGAAAGAGAGGTATTGGGGTTATGTTAAGAAAACTACTTGAAGCAATACATAAGGCATTAGAAAGCTATTTATATGATGATACATATCAAGAGTTAGAAAATAAATATTATAGATTATTGGAGGAATATGAAAATGGCAAATAAAAAAGAATTAGTATTAAGAGAAACTCACAAAAATTTAAATAAATTAATAAGTTCTAAATTAAATGCAATGCCTAAAGACTTCAATCAAACGAGATTTATGCAGAATTGTATGACGGTATTACAAGAAACAAAAGGAATAGAAAATTGTGAGCCAGTATCAGTTGCTAGAACATTGTTAAAAGGTGCATTTTTAGGCTTGGATTTCTTTCAAAAAGAATGTTATGCAATACCATATGGTAATAGTTTAAACTTTCAAACTGACTACAAGGGCGAAACTAAAATGGCTAAAAAATACAGCATAAGACCTATAAGAGATATTTACGCCAAGGTTGTCAGAGAAGGAGATTTTTTTGAAGAACAGATAATACAAGGGCAACAGACAATTAATTTTAAACCTATATCATTTAATAACAACAAAATAAATGGGGCATTTGCAGTAGTTTTATACGAAGACGGTGGAATGGAATATGAAGCTATGTCAACCGAACAAATAGAAGCAATTAGAAATGATTTTAGTAAAATGAAAAATGGCTTAATGTGGACTAAGACACCAGAAGAAGCATATAAGAAAACGGTTCTTAGGAGACTATGCAAGAAAATAGAAAAAGATTTCGAAAGTATAGACCAAGCTAAAACATTTGATGAAAGTTCAGATATGCAGTTCAAGGAAGAGAAGAAAGCTGAAGAAGTGCCAGATACTTTTATTGATACAGAATTTACAGAAGTTGCAGATACAGAAGTAATAGAAGAAATTCCAGATTTCTTAAAGGAGATCGGAAATGAATCTAACTAAAGAAAATTATTTTAGCAGAGAAGCAGAGGAACTATATATGGGTTCTTCTAGCTTTAAAGCTTGGGATATACTTCATGATGGGTGCGAGGCTAGAGAAGTTGCAAAAAGAAAAGGTGAATACATAGAAAAAGATAATCCAGCCTTATTACTTGGCTCATATGTTCATGCTTGGAATGAAGGTAATTTGAAACAATTTATAATTGACAACCCTTCATTATTTACTCAAAAAGGCACTTTATACGCCAAATATGAGGTCGGCGACAAAATGATTGAGATATTAAAAAATGACCCTTTAGTGCAAAGAATAAGAGAAGGAGAAAAAGAAAAAATATTTACTGGCGAGATTGGTGGAGTACCTTTCAAGATTGCAGTTGATATTCTCAATATAGAAAAAGGTTATTTTGCAGACCTAAAGACTACTAAAGACTTGTCGGAAACTTATTGGAATGTTAAGGATAGAACAAGAGAATCTTTTATAAATAAGTATGATTATAAATTACAAATAGCAATATATGCAGAAATATTAAGACAAAATTTGAATATGAGTGATTATTTAGATCCATATTTGATTGTAGTAGATAAAAAAGAAATACCAGATTATGAAGTTATTTATATGGGAAAGTCTTTTATAGAGGAAAAATTATTAGAGATAAAAACTAAACTGCCACATATTTTGGAAGTTAGGAATGGAGAAATAGAACCTATAGCTTGTGATAAATGCGATTATTGTAGGAGTGTTAAGAAACTTAAAAAACCTATTAGTTTGAATGAGTACGAGGAAAGGTTAGGTATTTATTAGGAGGGGTAAATGGCAGAAAGAAGAATGTTTTCACTTAAAATAATTGATACGGATTTATTTTTAGATATGCCATCAAGCACACAGTTATTATATTTTCATCTTTCAATGAGGGCTGATGATGATGGGTTTATAAGTTCACCTAAAAAAATAATGAAAATAGCAAATTGTTCTGATGATGACATAAAAATTCTAATAGCAAAAAAATTTATTATACCATTTGAAAGTGGCATATGTGTTATAAAGCATTGGAGAATACATAATTATATTCAAAAAGATAGATATAATGAAACTTTTTATAAAGATGATAAGTGTAAATTAATTAACGAGAATGGGGCATATGAGATTTTGGACACAGAATGTATACAAGATGTATCCAGAACGGATACACAGGTTAGGTTAGGTAAGGAAAGGTTAGATAAGGATAATATAAAAGATATTCGTAGCAACAAAAGTTGCAACGACCCCAAACCAATAAAATTTAATGAAAACTCATTTGAAATACAACTAGTTAATTATCTAATTGTAGAAATATTAAAAGACCTACCAAACTCTAAAGTACCAACTACTTTAGAAACAAAACAAAAATGGGCTTTAGAAATAGACAGAATGAAAAGACTAGACCACAGGACGGAAGATGAAATAAGACAAGCTATTAAATTTGCTATGGAAGATAGTTTTTGGAAAAGCAATATTAGGAGTACCGGTAAATTTAGAGAGAAATTTGAAACTTTATTTTTGCAATCACAGGGTAAAAGTAAAAAGAAACCTAAAAATAATGATGATTTATTAGAGCAGATGAAGGATTGGTGAAAATATGACAAGAGAAGAATTTAAAATAATAGCAGGTGCAATAAATACAGCATTTAAAAAAACAATAGAAACAAAGGTTGAATTCGAGGTATGGTATGACAATTTAGAAGATTTGGAATACCTAAAAGCACAAAAAGTAGTTAAAAAGATAATCCAAGAGAGCGAGTTTGCCCCAAAGATAGCAACTATAAGAAAAGAGTATTCAAACTTAGTTAATGGACAAAGAATAACATCAGCAGATGCCTTGGAGCTAGTAACAAAAGCTATAAGTACATACGGATCATATCGAACCACCGAAGCTATGGAATACATAAAAAATAAAGATGAAGATACATATGCAGTAGTTAAAGCCATAGGATTTAATAATTTTTGTAAAGCTAACACTGAATTTATAAGAAAACCATTTATGGATATGCATAAGGAAGTTAAAGACAGGACTGAAAAGGGATTGATGTTAGAGAGGACATTTGGAAGAGAGATAGCAGAGATTAGAAATAATGGGTTGCAATTAGTAGCAAATGATTATTAGGAGGGGAATATGAATAAACATAAATTATATTGGTCGGAAATGGGTATTGAAGCAGATAAAGAAAAATCAGCATTAAAATTAAAAAGGCAATGTGATAAAGAAATTATAAAAAAAATGATAAAAAGATATAACAAAAATGGGTTTGATGAAATTGTTAAAATAATGAGAGAAATAAGTAAGGAGATTAAATGAGTACGTATGCAAATAGGGGAATGATCCTGGAGGAAATTATAGAATTATCAAATAAACATTATCTAAAAACAGGACAAGCACTTATACAAAAAGTACCAACGCCAGTAAAGGTCCTAAAATGCAAAGGAAGCAAGATTGAAGGGTTTTGGGAAAAGAAAAGTACAGTTGATTTTGTTGGAGTAGCAAATGGAAAATCAATTTGTTTTGATGCTAAAGAAACTAAGGGAAAGAGCTTACCACTTCAAAATATACATGAACATCAACTAAAATTTATGAGAGATTGGAGAGGCCAAGGCGGAGAAGCTTTTTTGATAGTGTACTTTAAAGACATAGATAAAATTTTTAAGACAAATATAGATGATATTATGGGCTTTGTAATTATGGAAAATCGGAAAAGTATACCTTTAAGTTATTTCGAGGAATATGCAAAAGAGTTAAAAATAAAAATACCATTAGAATTTTTATAGGAGGAATTTAGATGAATAAAGTAATTTTATTAGGCAGAACGACAAGAGATATAGAAATAAGATATAGCCAATCAGCAGAACCAATGGCAGTAGGTAAATTCGCACTTGCAGTAAATAGACAATTTAAAAAAGATGGTAAACAAGAAGTTGATTTTATAAATTGTACGGTTTTTGGAAAGAAGGCAGAATCGTTAGAAAAATGGGTTAAGAAGGGGCAACAAATAGCAGTTGAAGGAAGAATACAAACAGGAAGCTACACAAATAAAGAAGGGCAAAAAGTATACACAACTGATGTTATGGTTGATAATTGGGAGTTTGCAGAAGGTAAGAAAATTGAAAATAGTAGAGAAGGTGGCATTGAAGGGTTTACAGAAATGAATGATGAACCTGCTGATTTACCTTTCTGAAATGGATAAATACTATAAAGCAATCAAAAAAATGGATAAAGCATTCTTTGATAATTTAATTTCAGATATGACTACCAAAGAAATGAATTATAAAGCCAATCAAACTGTAGAAAATAAAA